GGCGGACTATCGCGCGGTGTTCCAGACGCCGGAGGGCGAGCGGGTGCTGGCCGACCTGGCGCGGACTGTGCGGTTCCGGGAAACGCCGCTGGTACCGGGCGCGCCGGACGAAACGGCGGTGCAGATCGGTCAGCACGACGTGATCCGCCACATCCTGCGGATGGTTCACATGACCGATGACGAGCTGATGCGGATCATCGGGCGACAAGACGACGAGGACCGGGACGATGACTGACAGCGCTGACCAGAATGCCAGTGGAGCGAGCGCCAACCCGGCGCATGGCGGGGGCGGCAATCCGGCCGCCCCCGAAGGGGCCGGCGCCGCTGGCGCGACAACCTGGCGCGACGGGCTGCCGGAAGACCTGCGGGGCAACGAGGTGCTGGGGCGGCTGGACAGCGTCGAGGCGCTGGCGCGCGAGCATGTCAACGCGCAGACGATGATCGGCCGCAAGGGCGTGATCCTGCCGCAGTCGGCCGACGACAAGGCGGGCTGGGACAAGGTGTGGGCCGAGCTGGGGCGGCCGGAGAGCCCGGACAAGTACGACCTTGGCGGGTTCAAGCCGCCGGAAGGGCTGCCGTGGGACGGCGCGGCGCAGACGGCGATGCTGGAAAAGGCACACGCCCGCGGGCTGACCAACGCGCAGATGGCCGGTCTTATCCAGGACTATGCCGAGCTCCAGAAGACGAGCTTCGAAGCGCTGATGGGCAATGCCCAGCAGGTCTACGGCAAGGCCGTCGAGGCCTTGAAGGGCGAATGGGGCGACGGCTACGACGCCAAGATGGCGCTGGCCAATCGGGCAATGCGCGAGTTCTTCGGCGACCAGGCCGAACACGTGCTGAAGATCCAACTGGCCGACGGGTCGTTCCTGCTGGACAACGCCCAGATGGCGCGGGCCTTCGCGGCGATCGGCGCGACGCTGGCCGGCGACGACGATGTGCCGACGCAGGAGGGCGCGCCCCCCGCCGCCACCGATGTCAGCACGCCCGAGGGAGCGAAGGCCGCGATCGAAGCGATGGAGAAGGATCCCGACACGATCAAGATCCTGTTCGATCCGACGCATCCGAAGTACCGCGAGCTGACACAGCGGCGCCAGGCGCTGTTCCAGACGGCGTTTCCGGGCAAGCCCCGGCACTGAGACAGGTTCCGGCCCCCACCACCGGGCAGCCTGCCCCCCGAGATCCCTGCCTTCGCGGGGATGACGATCGGGGGCAGGTCCGGCGGCCAGGGCCACGGCGAGCGGCCGTTAAGCGCGAGGACGGGTCCGTAACAGGGATCAGGGATCAGGCATCAGGTATCAGCTCGATCGATACCTGATGCCTGATCCCTGATCCCCGACACGGGCAGCCCCTCCGGCAAGTCACACCACGAATTGGCTTACTGGAGGAAAGACGCATGAGCGTCCCTATCGAAGACTCCCATATTCAGATGTACGCCAACAACTATCAGTTGGCGTGCCAGCAGAAGAACAGCCGCTTCGCCATGGCGGCGACGATGGACCAGGCGACCGGCGAAGGCGCCAGGATGCTGGAGTTGGTCGATCCGACGAGCATGGAGGAACGGGTTGGCAACCCGGGCACCACGCCGTCGATCAAGATCACCCAGACCGGCCGGTGGGTGTATCCGCGGACCTACGACTGGGCGACCCAGGTCGCCAACGTCACCAAGTTCCTGGCCGGGATCGAGCTGACGGGCGTCTATGTGATGAACGCGCGCGCGGCGCGCAACCGGCGCCTGGACGACACGATCATCGCGGCGATGTTCGCCGACGCCAAGACCGGCAAGACCGGCAGCACGACGACGTCGTTCGACACCGCCAACAAGCAGGTGGCGCACGGGTCGGTCGGCCTGACGGTGGCGAAGCTGATCAGCGCCAAGCAGAAACTGGTCATCGACGACGTCGACCTGGACGAGGAGCCGATCTACATGGCCATCGGTGCCCAGCAGGAAAGCAACCTGCTGCAGCAGATCCAGGTCACGTCCAAGGACTATGACCTGAAGGCGGTGATCACCGCCGATGGGCGGGTCCAGTCGCTGCTGGGGATCAACTTCATCTACAGCCAGCGCCTGGCGAAGGCGTCGACGACGCGGTCCTGCCCGCTGTGGACCCCGAAAGGCGTCGGCTATTCGATCTGGACCGAAGAGGCGACGATCAGCAACCGCGCGGACATGAACAACGCCGCCCAGCCCTTCGCGAGCATTACGTTGGGGGCCACCCGTCTGGATGAGAAGCGGGTGGTCGAGGTGCAGTGCACCGAGGTGTAGGGCCGGTGACGGCATGAGATGCCCGCCTGCGCGGGCATGACGATTGCTCCTGTTGGAGGGAAGATACGATGGCAACGGAGACCAAGTACGGCAGCCTGGTGATGACCGGGTTGCGCAACACGACCCCGAAGGCCGGGGCGCCGAACGGGCTGGCCAGCGGCATGCTGCGGCGCAGCGTCGACACGGTGGAGGTGACGGCGGCCGTCAGCATCGGCAGCATCTACTACTTCGCCAGCATCCCGTCGGATGCCTATATCGACGCGATCCTGTCCAAGGTCGAATGGGACGACATGGGCACCGGCGGTGCGACCCTGGACATCGGCGACGACACCTACACCGACGGCCTGGCGACGGACATCGCCATCGACACCGGGGCCGGCAACAGCGTGATCTGCGAAGCGACGGGGCCGGCGGACATCGCCAACCGCGGCAAGAGGCTGTGGGAACAGCTGGGCCATTCCGCCGACCCCGGCGGGATGATCGACCTGCGGGCGACGCTGGCGACGGCGGATGCCTCGGCCGGCGGTACGCTGACCTTCAGCGTCTACTGGTCGCGGGACTGAGCGCATGGCGCGCGACGGCCGCCAGCTGGCAGGACGGTTCGCCGGGCGGGCACTGCTGGTGCTCGGCTCGGCGGCCTGCCTGTGGGACGACCTGGCGGCCGCCGGCGACGACGGGTGGGTGGGCGATCGGATGGCGGTCAACCTGACGGCCATCAACTACGACCGCCACTGCCTGCGTCACTGGGCGACGGTGCATCCGCAGATGCCGTTGTTCCAGCGCGATATCCCGTGGTGGCGCCACCGTCGCGACCGTGCGAACCGGGCGTTCGACCTGCACGGCGCCGCCTTCGACACCCGCACACGGTCCATCAGCCTGGCGTCCCGGAACCCGGCGCCGGCCGATATCTGGGAATGGCCGTATCCGGCGCGCCTGCGCCAGGGCAGCAGCAGCCTGTTCGCGGTCGAGATCGGGCTGGTGCTTGGCTATGACCCTATCGTCCTGTGCGGGGTGCCGCTGGATGACAGCGACTACTTCTTCCGGCGGCTCACCGCGGAGGAACGGGAAACCTACGGTTTTCGGCGCCGGCACTGCCACGCGACGTGGGAACGCCAGGCGCCCGGCTGGGCCGGCCGGGTCAAGTCGATGAGCGGGTTTACGGCGGAGCTGCTGGGACGGCCGTGAGCAATGGCATGAGGTTCCCGCCTGCGCGGGAACGACGAGAAGGGCGAGGACGATGGCGGACAAGAAGATCGAGAAGGACAAGGAAGCGGCGATCCAGTCGGCGTCGATCGCCTCGGGCTCGACGAAGACCCTGGGGGTGATGATCGCCTGGACCACCGGCGGCAGCTACAGCAAGCAGGACGTGCTGAACGCGGTCGACGACCTGCGCGACACGCTGTCGGTGACGGCGGACGGCAGTTTCTAGGGCGTCGCCGGTGGCCAGCCAGACGGACATCTATAACCTCGCCTTCACCCATGTGGAGGAGGAGGCGACGGTGGGGCCCGACGACACGGCGCCGCGGGTGGCGCTGTTCGACCGCGTCTGGGAGACGACGCGCGACGGGGTGCTGGCGGCGCATCCGTGGAACGAGGCGGTGCGCTGGCGGTCGATCGCCAAGCTGTCGGCGGCGCCGGCTGGCAAGTGGACCAACAAGTTCCTGTATCCGGCCGATTGCCTGCGCATCCTGACCACCTATCCGAACACGCTGGTCTGGGCAGTCGGCAGCGAGGTCGACGACAGCGGCCAGGCGCAGAAGGTGATCTTCAGCGACGCCGACAGCCCGCTGGTGGTTCAGCACATCTTCCGGCTGACCGATCCGAACCTCTACAGCCCCGGGCTGGTGCGCTGCCTGGCGCTGAAGCTGGCGCACACCTGCGCGCTGAAGCTGGGCGGCAGCCGCACCCTGAAGGACAGCCTGTTCGAACAGTACAAGGTCGAGCTGTCCGAAGCGCGCTCCAGCGACGGCCAGGAAGGCGTGCCGGACGAGCCGTTGACGGACGACATCTTCACCGCAAGAGGAGACTGAGACGATGCCAGGGGGTGACGAGATGGTTTCTGGCTTCTGTCTTCTGGCATCTGATTTCTGATGGCCACCGTTCAAGACATCCGCACGGGCTTCACCGCCGGCTGGCTGGGGTGGGCGCTGGATGGGCGCATCGACCTGAACTGGCAGCGGCTGGGATGCCGCGAGCTGGAGAACTTCATCGTCATGCCGCAGGGTCCGGCGGCGCGGCGCGGCGGGTCGAAATACATCGCCGCCCAGGGCAACGAGGCTGCAGCCGCGCGGCTGATCGGCTTCGTGTTCAAGCGCGAACAGGCCTATATGCTGGAATTCGGCGCGAACGCCATCCGGGTGTTCAAAGACCAGGGCCAGGTGGTCGCCGACGCCACCGACGCGGCGATCGCCAACGGCACCTTCGACAGCGACCTGGCCGGCTGGACGGCCAGCAGCGTCACCTGGGGGGCGACCGGTGTTGCCGCCTTCGCCGCCGGCGGGACGCTGACGCAGGCGGTGACGGTCAGCGATCCGACGGTGGAGCTGGTGATCCGCTTTCGCGTCGGCGGCTGGCGGCTGCTGGACGAGCTGTCGATCCGCGTCGGCACCTCCAGCGGCGGCCAGCAGGTGCTGGCCGACCAGGTCAAGACGCCGGGTTGGCACACGGTGCAGTTCACGCCCGGGTCGGGCAACACCACGGTCTATGTGCAGTTCCGCCAGGTGGCGGGCACGCCGGACCTGGACGACGTCGCCTTCTTCGACGACGAGCCGATCGAGATCGCCACGGACTATACCCAGGACCGGCTGGCGGCGATCAGCACCAAGCAGACGGCCGACGTGCTGCACCTGTGCCATGCCGAGGTGTGGGCCAGTCGGCTGGCGCGGCTGGGGCACGCGACCTGGTCGCTGACGCAAGAGCCGGACACCGGCCCCTATTTCGACGAGAACACCGACGCCGCCAAGACGTTGCAACCCAGCGCCACCAGCGGCAGCGTAACGGTGACGGCCGTCGGCCATGCGCCCTTCGCGGCGAGCAATGTCGGCCGGCTGGTGCGCATCAAGCATTCGACCACCTGGGGCTATGGCGTCATCACCGCCTATTCCAGCGCGACGTCGGTGACGGTGCGGACGGTCGATGCCTTCGCCAACACGACCGCGGTGTCGGCGTGGCAGCTAGGGCTGTACAGCGACACCACCGGGCATCCGGCGGCCGTGGCATTCCACCAGTCCCGCCGCGCCCTGGGCGGCGCCACGGAAACGCCGTCGCGCTTCGATCTGTCGGCCAGCGGGGATTTCAACGTGCTGACCCCCGGGTCGGAAGACGACGAGGCGATCGCCTACACCATCGCTCATGGGCTGGATGACATAAGCTGGCTGGCCAGCCGCAAGGTGTTCCTGGTCGGCACGCAGGGGGCCGAACACCTGGTGCGGCCGGACAACCTGAACGGGCCGCTGACGCCGTCGAATGTCGGCAGCGAAGTCCAGACGGAGGAAGGGTCCGCACCGATCCGGCCGCTGACGGTCGGCACCTCGGTGCTGTTCGTCGACCGGCATACCGAGACGGTCCACATCGTCAACTACGACTTCGAACAGGACACCTATGCCAGCGAGAATGCGACGGCACGGGCCAATGACATCGCCGCCGGCGGCCTGACGGATTGGGCCTATGCCCGATATCCGTTCAAGACCACCTGGGCGGTGCGCGCCGACGGATGGCTGTTGAGCCTTGGGTATGACCGGCTGCAGGAAGTGCTGGCCTGGGGCCTGCACACCCTGGGCGGCCCGGGATACGTGGAGGCGGTGGCGACCATCCCCGGCACGCGCGAGGACGAGGTGTGGCTGACGGTGCGGCGCACCATCGATGGTGCGACCCGGCGCTATATCGAGGTGCTGCAACCGCCGCTGCGGATCACCGACCCGCCGGAGGACGCGTGGCACGTCGACGCCGCCCTGAAGCTGGACAACACCATCGCCGCGACCCTGACGCCAGGCGCCACATCGGGCGACGGCGTCACCTTCGCGGCCGGGTCCGGTGTCTTCGTTGCGGGCGATATCGGGCGCTGGATCTTGTACCGCTATCGGGTGACGGACGGCGTCGGGCGCGAGACGTACCCACCGGAATGGCGGACTGCGGCGGCGGAGATCGTCGGCTACGACAGCGGCTCGGGCGGCACGGAGGTGAGCTGCGATATCCCCGCCGGCGCGCCGTTCCCGTCGACCGACACCATCGCCGCGTCGGCGTGGCGGATGACCGTCACCGCGGTGGGCGGCCTGGACCACCTGGAAGGCGAAACGCTGGAAGTGTCGGGCGACGGCGCCTGGCTGGACGATGCCGTTGTGACCGGCGGCGTGCTGGCATTGTCGGCGCCGGCGGCGACGGTGATCGCCGGCAAGAGCTGTCCGGCCTGGATCGCGCCGGCGCGGCTGGAGGCCGGCGCCCAGGCCGGCACCGCCCAGGGGCGCAAGCAGCGGGTCGCCCGGGCGGTGCTGCGGCTGTGGCGGTCCAGCGTCCCGGCGGTCGGCCAGACGCGGGCGAACATGGAGGCCGGCCTGGCCGCGTCGCCGCAGGTGGCGCCGACGTTGATCAACCGGCCGACGCCGCGCCGTGCGGAACACCCGATGGACGCAGCGGCGCCGCTGTTCACCGGCGACCGCGAGGTGACGATCACCGGCGGCTATGAGCTGGACGCGCCGCTGACCCTGCGCAGCGAAGGCCCGCTGCCGCTGACGGTGGTGGCGATCATGCCACTGGTAAAGCTGAACGAGGGGTAGGAGCTAAGCATATGGGGTGTCTTTGCATCTATCACGGCAACTGCGCAGATGGCTTTGGGGCAGCATGGGTTGTCCGAAAGGCCCTTGGCGACTTTGCCGAATTTCACGCCGGCGTCTATCAGAACCCGCCGCCGGACGTCATTGGCCAGCACGTGTTGCTCGTGGACTTCAGCTATAAGCGGCCGGTGCTCTTCGAGATGGCAGAGAAGGCGAAGTCGGTGCTGGTCATCGACCATCACAAGACAGCTGCCGAGGAGCTGGCTGGGCTGCCACCGCCACCTTGCAGCGGCTACGATCCGGTCGCATTGGACGAATATGCCCGCGCGAACAACGGTCCGCCGGTCTACGCAATCTTTGATATGGAGCGCAGTGGTGCCGGTCTTACCTGGGACACGTTCTTTCTTCGCGAAAACCGACCGCCGCTGATCAACCACATCGAAGACCGCGATCTGTGGCGCTTCAAGCTTGATCGGACCCGAGAAATTCAGGCGGCCGTGTTCAGCTATCCCTACGACTTCGCCGTCTGGGATCGGCTGATGAGCATGTCGCTCCAGGAATTGGCGAAGCAAGGCGAGGCGATCGAGCGCAAGCACTTCAAGGACATCGAAGAGCTGCTGCCGGTCGTCACCGCCTGGAAAGAGATCGGCGGTGTGCATGTACCGATGGCCAATCTACCCTATACGCTGACGTCCGATGCCGGACACCGGCTCTGCGAAATCCATGGTGTGCCGTTTGCCGGCTGCTATTGGGACACGCCGGAAGGGCGCGTCTATTCGCTGCGCTCGCTGCCGGACGGCGCGGATGTGAGCGAGATCGCCAAGCAATACGGCGGCGGCGGTCACAAGCACGCGGCCGGCTTCCGGACGCCTCGTGACGACGACTTCCCATTCGGCCCGGGACGTCGCGAGCACTGACATGCCCGACTGCGCCCGCCCTGCCCTTGTCCGGCCGCGCCTGAGCGTGATCCCGTTTGTGGCGGAGCATCTGGGGATGCTGCCGGCGCGGTTGAAGCTGGGGGCCGACCCGGTGGATGCGGGGATCGGCTTCCTGGCGCTGCCTGGGCTGGCGCGCACCGCGGTCTATGGCGGGCAGGTGATCGGCTGCGCCGGCTGGTGGCGGCGCTGGACGGGCTATGCCGAGGCGTGGGCGGCGGTCGGCGACGTGCCGCTGAAGGCCTGGCCGCTGGCCACCCGGATGGTGCTGGGGGCGCTGGAGGCCGGACATCGACAGGGCATCCGGCGGTTCGAGATCACCGTCGTCGACGGCTTCGATGCCGGGATGCGCTGGGCACACATGCTGGGCTTCACCGTCTGCGGCCGCCGCGCCTGCTTCGACGCAGCCGGCCGCGATCACTGGCTGCTGGAACGGGTGCGCGACGATGGCTGAGACCTTCCTGATCGGCACGCTGGGGCTCAGTGAAGGTGTGGCGGCGGGGGTCAGCACCGGACTGTCGGTCCTGTCGGCAGCCGGTACCGCCGTCAGCGCGTTCGCGGGCTACCAGCAGGCCCGCGCCGAAGCGGCGGCGCAGGCCCGCAACGCCCAGCAGCAGGAATACGAGGCCGACTATGCCCAGAAGGTGGCCGGCGCCGAAGCGGCGAATTTCCGCCGGCGCTTCGCGCGCCTGCAAGGGGCGAACCGGGCGGCCGTCGGCGCGTCGGGCGGCACGTTTTCGGGCAGCAGCCTGCTGGCGCTGTCCGACAACGCGGCCGAAGCACAACTGGAGGAGCTGACGATCCGCCATTCCGGCACGATCGGCGCGGCGCGGTCGCGGTCCGGGGCGGCGATCGACCGTTTCGAGGCACGCCAGACGCGCCGCGGCGCCCCCTATGCCCTGGGCGCCCGGCTGCTGACCGG